GGGCAGACTAGCTCGGGATTATATAGCTTGTTCATACCTATGGAATGGAACTACGAAGGATACATTGATTCTTATGGGTTACCTGTCTTCGAGACGCCAGAAAAACCAAAAAAAGGTCCAGACGGTTACCCAATTGAAATCGGTGTTATCGAACATTGGGAAAATGAAGTAGATGGTCTTAAGAATGATCCTGATGCACTTAATGAATTATATAGACAGTTTCCACGTACAGAAAAACATGCATTCAGAGACGAAACAAAACAATCTTTATTTAATCTAACTAAGATTTACGAACAAATAGATTATAATGAAGACTTAAAACATTCAAACGTTGTAACTAAAGGTAATTTTCAATGGCAAGATGGTGTTCAAGACACAAGCGTTATGTTTGTTCCTAGTAATCAAGGTAGATTTTTAATTTCTTGGGTACCAAATATAAATCAACAAAATAGAGTTATTGTTAAAAACGGTAGAAAATATCCTGGTAATGAACACATGGGTGCTTTTGGTTGTGATAGTTATGATATATCAGGAACAGTAGATGGTAGAGGATCAAAAGGTTCTTTGCACGGTTTAACTAAGTTTAGCATGGAAGATGCTCCTGCTAATTTATTTTTTTTAGAATATATAGCTAGACCTCAGACTGCAGAAATATTTTTTGAGGATGTACTTATGGCTTGTGCATTTTATGGTATGCCAATACTTGCAGAAAATAATAAACCAAGGTTGTTATATCATTTTAAACGTAGAGGTTACAGAGGTTTTTCTATGAATCGTCCAGACAAAACAGCACATAAATTATCTGTAACAGAAAAAGAAATAGGTGGTATACCTAATTCAAGTGAAGATGTTAAACAAGCACATGCTGCTGCTATCGAAGCTTATATTGAAGATTTTGTAGGTTACAACAATGAACAATATGGCACAATGTATTTACAAAAAACATTAGAAGACTGGGCAGCGTTTGATATAAACAATAGGACTAAACATGATGCGTCGATTAGTTCTGGCTTAGCTATTATGGCTTGTAATAAAAACAAATATAGACCCGTTGCTGAGGTTGTAAAACAACCAGTTAATTTGAGTTTTTCAAAATATGACAATAGAGGCAATGAATCAAAAATAATTAATAGATGAAATTAAACACTGGTATTAATAGTGCATTTCCAAGTCAGATGGTATCTGAGGAGGAAAAGAAATCTTTAGAATATGGTTTGCTAGTTGGTCAAGCTATTGAATATGAATGGTTTAGAGGTGGTAGAGTAAACGGTAGTAGATGGAACACAGGTTATCAAAATTTTCACAATTTAAGATTATACGCTAGAGGCGAACAAAATGTACAAAAATATAAAGATGAATTATCTATTAATGGTGATTTGTCTTATTTAAATTTAGACTGGAAGCCAATTCCTATTATACCTAAATTTGTAGATATAGTTGTTAATGGTATTGCTGCTAAAAATTATGATTTAAAAGCTTACGCTCAAGATCCTTTTTCTTTAAAACAAAGAACAGATTATGTAAGTGGTATATATAGAGATATGATGGCTCAAGACTATCTTAATAAAATTAAAGAAACTACAGGTATTGATTTGTACAACTCTGATCCTAAAGTTTTACCACAATCAAAAGAAGAATTAGAAATACATATGCAATTAAACTACAAACAGTCTGTAGAAATTGCTGAAGAAGAAGCTATAAACAATACGTTAGCGTTTAATAAATATCAATTAACAAATAAAAGAGTTATAGAAGATGTTGTTACAATTGGTATTGGTGCGGTTAAAACTACTTTTAATAAATCAGAAGGTGTTGTAGTTGATTATGTAGACCCTGCTAATCTTGTTTATTCATACACTAATGATCCTAACTTTGAAGATATATATTACGTTGGTGAAATAAAGTCAATGACTTTGGCTGAAATAAAAAAAAGGTTTCCATATATTACAGATAAAGAAATGGAAATGATGGTTAGGTATCCTGGTCGTGATGGTTATATAGCTAACCCTAATTATGATAATGATTTAGTTCAAATATTATTTTTTGAATATAAAACATTTATTGATCAAGTTTTTAAAATTAAAAAAACAGATTCTGGTTTAGAAAAAACATTAGAAAAACTTGATACATTTAATCCTCCAAAAAGTGATAACTTTGATAGAGTTTCTAGGTCAATAGAAGTTTTGTTTAGTGGAGCAAAAGTAATGGGTGTTCCTCAAATGTTAGAATGGAAGTTAGCTAAAAACATGACAAGACCTAATAGTGATTTAACTAAAGTAAAAATGAATTATGTTATATGTGCACCTAATTTATATCAAGGTCGTATTGAATCTTTAGTTAGCAGATGTACAAGTTTTGCTGATATGATACAATTAACATCATTAAAACTACAACAAGTAATTCAACGTATGGTTCCAGATGGTGTGTTTGTAGATGTTGACGGTCTTGCTGAGGTTGATCTAGGTAATGGTACTAATTATAATCCGCAAGAAGCTTTAAACATGTATTTCCAAACTGGTAGTATAGTTGGTAGAAGCTTGACACAAGATGGCGATCCTAATAGAGGTAAAGTGCCAATACAAGAATTACAAACATCGGCTTCTAATGCTAAAATACAGTCTTTAATAGCTACATATCAGTATTATTTACAAATGATAAGAGATGTAACTGGATTAAATGAAGCAAGAGACGGAAGTCAACCTGATCCTAACGCTTTAGTCGGATTGCAAAAAATGGCTGCCAATGCTTCAAATATAGCTACTAAACATATATTAGACGCAAGTTTATATTTAACATTAAGAGCTTGTGAAAATATTTCATTAAGACTTGCTGATGCTTTAGAATTTGATTTAACTAAACAAGCATTAATGCAAAGTATTTCGTTAACTAATACACAAAATTTAGAGGAACTTAAAAATCTTCATTTATATGATTTTGGTATTTACTTAGAACTTGAGCCTGATGATGAAGAAAAAGCTATGCTAGAGCAAAATATACAAGTAGCTTTACAAGCAGGTCAAATATATCTTGAAGATGCTATTGATATTAGAGAAGTCAAAAATATACAATTAGCTAATCAAATATTAAAATATAGAAGAATACAGAAACAAAAGCAAGACCAAGCCGCTCAACAACAACAAATACAAGCTCAATCACAAGCTAACATGCAGGCTTCTGAACAGGCTGCTTTAAATGAAGTACAAAAACAAGAGGCTTTGGCTAATACTGAAATACAAATAGAACAAGCTAAATCTCAGTTTGAAATACAAAGAATGGAGCAAGAAGCGTTAATTAAAAAACAATTAATGGCTGAAGAGTTTCAATATCAACTTCAATTAGCTCAACAAAAAAATGCTAGGGTAAGTGAAAAAGAACAATTTATAGAAGATCGTAAAGATAAAAGAACTAAAATACAAGCAACACAACAATCAAAAATGATTGAACAACGTCAAAACGATTTATTACCTACAGATTTTGAATCAGCTGGTAATGATAACTTAGGCGGGTTTGGTTTAGAGCAGTTTACACCACAATAAAACCTATTTATTAATTTATATTATATTATATTATGTCAGAACAAGTAAAAGAAGAGGGTACTTTTAAAATTAAAAGTAAACCTAAACAATTGGTAAAAAACGATATTATTAAAGTCGATTTATCAAAAACTAAAAAACAAGAAAAAGATGCCGTTCAAGTCGGAGAAACAAAGAAGGTGGCTGTGGAAGAACAAGCCGGAAATAGCCCTCAAATGGACAAACCAGTATCAGAGCCCAAAGAAGTTTCTGAAACTAAAGAAGAACAACCAATAATACAAGAGGTTGTTGAAAAAGAAAAACCTAATGAGAAAAAAATTGAAGAAGAAATAGTACAATTAGGTGAAAAAATTGAAGAAAAAGTTATTGCTCCTACACCTGAAGAGGCAAGAGAAGTAGCTAAACTACCTGAAAACATCGAAAAAGTCGTAGACTTTATGAAAGAAACAGGTGGAACATTAGAAGATTATGTAAGATTAAATGCAGATTATTCTAATGTAGATA